CTATTTATATAATTTTCTAAATCACCCATTTTTTTCTAAATTTTGTATATGATGGTCTAAATACCAAAGCGCCTTTTTTAGGTCTTCTAATTCTTTTTTGGGGTCTTTCATCCCCGCCCTTGAGATATACTTCACAGTATTACCCAAACAAAATCCCAATCCCCAAGCGTCAATAACTTTTATTGCTTCATATGGGTTATCCTCTCCACCGTAGTGAAGAGGATGGTTAACCATTTCTTTTTCCATATGTGGAATTATAACAGTTTTTACACAATTGTCCAGCACCTTCAACGTAATATTTTCTAAATGCCACAGGAAGGTCTTTTGGTTCACCTGTATCACCTTGACATGTAACACATTTCTCAGTTTCGTCTCCTTTAGTTTTAACGAATAGTGGTTCAATTTGTTTAATAACAAATCTTAGTTTGGTAATCAACAAGTCTTCGCTGTTATATGAATGTTTCTTTTGGAAGTTCACACCACCAACGACCATTTTTAATCCTGATACGGTTTCACCAATAGGGTCCAAGTATCTAACAGTAATGTCGGTAATCTCTAATAAATCATTCGGATTATAAACTCCTTGAATCGTTTCCATAAATTCGGTTTCAAAAACAATTTCATCGGAAACATTATACAATTTGTATTTTCTAAACAAATACGGGTCTATAATTGTCGGATAGGTATCTATTAACCATCTGTTTGATTTAAGTGGTTCTACGGGTTTAAATTCGTGTATTGTCATAATCTTAATCATTATAAATTGAGCCGTTAGTTTTGTATTTATCAAATCCGTTTCCTTTATAATCAAATTTGATTTCTTTGGCCTCTTGGGTTGTGTGTGCCATAACTTCATCAACATTATATCCATCATCATCAATGTACTCTTTCAATAGTTCTTGGTTATCTATTGTTCCGTATTTTCTTGTTGATGTGTCACCACTAAAATTCATGTGTGACTTTGTTAGGTCAATTGTTTTTGCGAAATCCAAAGTTTCTGAAATAACACCAACAATTTTGTATGGTTCAGAGTTGGATGCAGGTCTTCTGTCTTCAACATATCCTTTCCAATTTTCTGCAGTTGCAAGTGGAACTCTGATTGAAGAACCTCTATCTGAAATGCCCCAACTAAATTTGTCGATTGATTGTGTTTCATGTTTGCCGGTCAACCTAAGTTCATTGCTTGAACCATAACAATTAATGTGTAGGTCGTGACGAAGTTCAAATGAACTAAAAATGCTCTTGAAGTAATCTTCACCACCTTCGTTTCTCATTCTGTCATTAGAAAAGTTACAATGTAATCCTGAACCATTCCAATCTCCCGATACCGGTTTTGGGTGAAAGTCAATCTTGAATCCATAATCTTCTGACATTTGTTGGAGTATGTATCTTGAAATCCAAAGGTCGTCACCGGCTTTTAACTTACCTTTTGAGAATACTTGGTATTCCCATTGACCAAGAAGAACTTCAGCGTTTGTACCTGTGATATCAATACCAGCAAAAATACAAGACTCCATGTGTTTATCAACAAACTCACGACCGTGAACCTGACCATTACCAACACCACAATAATATTTACCTTGTGGTTCAGGATATCCATTGGTTGGGAATCCCAAAGGTCTGCCATCCTTTACAAGTGTGTATTCTTGTTCGAAACCAAACCAAATATTATCATCCTCTTCTCCTAATTTTGAACGATGATTAGATATATGTGGAGTTCCGTTTGAGTTCATGACTTCGCATAAAACAAATATAGTTTTATCTTGAGGGAACACATAAGGATTTTCACTTTGATATAACCTTACTGGTTTCAATATACAATCAGAGTTTGAACCTTCAGCTTGTTTAGTCGATGACCCGTCAAAATTCCATTCAGGAATTTCATCGATAGATGTTAATTTATGTGGTGAGTCAATCACCTTGACTTTACTTCTTAGATTTGGTTCTGGTTCATAACCATCTAACCAAACATATTCAACTTTTATTTTCATTTGTTTTTATTTTATAGTAATTATCATTTTTTTCTAAAATTCCTTGTTCTACTAAATCTTCTAAGATTTCTAAGCATACAAATCCGTCGCATTTAAGGACGTGTGTACATATAAAATCTAATTTTAGAGGGGTTCTAAGTTTTGATAAAAGTTCTTTAATCTTTTTTTCTTCCATCTTTAATTATTTTTATAACATCTTTTTCTTTCATTCCATCATTCAATAATTTATATATTTTTGATGAAAACTTATCCATCAAAATTATTGCGTCGCTTGAAAATAATTGAATTAATGAGGTCTTGTTTTCTACTGTCTGAACTATAGTTTCTTTTGAAACATATCTTTTGTTAAAACCCATCTTCGTTATATATTGTTTTGTTAGTATTTGTTTTTCCTAATTTACTTTGATTAATATAAGAAAGTAACTTCCTTTTGAAGATTGGTATCAGTGTTTCCTTTAATGGGAACAACTGAGATGAATTTACTTCAAAAATAGGATAGTTTTTTTCTTCATTTTTCTCATAAGTCTTAGAAAATTTACTAAGAATATTTTGTATTGTCAAATTATTTATTTCTCCATTGTAAATTTCTTGTAGATTTGTTCTTGTTTGACTTTTTGTGTTTTTAACTTTTCTTGTTGTGTACTTCCAAATTATAATTTTGTTTTCTACTTTGTAATAAAAAAATCCTGTTTTATTTAAGATGTTTTTTCTATTCTTTTTTACTGTGACTGTTATTGAATCGTAAACGATTGACCAAATTGATTTTGCAATGTTAAAATAATCAAATAACTTTGGCTGACTATATCTTAATATCTTTTGATATTCTAATAATTCTTCATCGTTTAATACTGGAATATCTTTAACTTTAAGGTCTGATAATACAATTTCATCGTCAGGTGACTTGAATTTTTTATCAGTATATAACATTTGATTTCTTGTAAGAAGTGTTTGAATATTACCTAAATGAAGAGATAGTTCAATAAACATTGGATAAACTTTCATATCTTCTAAGTATTGATTTAATTTTTGAAAATAATTTAGAAGAACGTATTCTTTTTGTTCTGAATCTAAAATACCTTGGAATATCCAATCGGTATCCATTATAAATTTATTATGACTCTTTTTTGTTTTCACTACACATAATATAAGTCTTTTGTTTTCAAAAATGAACTATTAGCTTAGTCTCATCACATAAAAATCTTTGTCATCAACCTTTACATATTCATAATTTCCATCATAACTATTCATGATTCCCCAACCATCTGATTCGGCATATCCTTTTGCCAATTCATCTAAGTCAACAAATTCTTTAAGTTCTAACCCAAAATTTCTTAATGTTCTAACTACATCATCCATATCATCATCAACAAGTTCTTGAACTTTATCTTCAATCATTTGTGTTGTTGGTTCTTCATCAGGTTCAATACCATCAAGTTCTTCTTGAGCATCGTCTTTTTTCTTTTCAGCATCGTTGATTAAATTTTGAATGTCATCCCAAGCCTTTGTATATTCTTGTGGGTCTTCTATTTCGGATTCTATGTCACCTTGTTCATCTTCTTTTTGTTTTATATAATCCTCAAGTTCACCCATGTAATTTTGAAGTTCTTCTATTCTGTCTTCTTGTTCTTTAGTTAGTTCATAGTCTGACTTATCAAAATAAGACTCGGGACTATCTCTAACAGAATCATAATAATGTTCTTCTAACATACTTTTAACCGCGTCTTCATCTATATATTTTTCAATAAAACTTTGGTTAAATCCGTCAAGTCCAATTTCGTCAATTGTAGTTTTAGCGTAATCTATTGCCGCGTCTTCCATTTCATCATAAGTTCCAACTGTATATTCTTCATTTCTATGGTCAGGATGAAGTACTTCAAATCTTGTTAGATTTCCATAGTGTTTATACTTTTCAGGCGCAATATCATACACATCAAATTTAGGCCCTATTTCTTCCAACTTATCTTCAAGGTCTGATATTTCATCAAGAATTGAAGAGTATTCTGTCATGTCTTCTGTTTCTTCAGCCCTTTTATTAAGTTCGTTTATCTTTGATTTTATTTCATTGTATTCTTCTTCATCTACCATTTCTTCTACATCCCCATTTTCTATAAAATATTTGTAAAGTGCGTTCGCCTTTAATCCTATTTCATCTATATTTGGATTATTTAAATCCCATTCTTTTTCTTGTCTTTTCTCATTCGCAATTTCTCTTTTTTCTTCAAGTTCTTTTTTAATTCTTTTTTGTTCTATTGGTGTTCCACTATCCCAAGTGTGTCTTTTAACTCTCACTCCTGACAAATCAGAAATTCCTGTATTTGAAATATCTAATGTTCCGTCAACATAGGCAATGTTTTCTAAATGTGTTAATTCTTTTCTATTACTTAATTTTAAATCACCTGTAACATATAACTTTTTTCCTTTAAATTTAGGCATTCTGAGAACCGCCCCTGAATTGGAAGAATAATCTAATAGTTGTCCAACTTCTTCGGGAGTAATTCTATAATACTCATCATCCTCTTCTTCAGATAATAACTTCAAATTCTTGATTGCTTGTAGTTCAGCCGATAAAAGTGACTTATTCATGACTATAAATATACAAAAAAATATTTAATAATCATCATTAAAATTTCTATAATTTTATATTTATTTACATGATAAAAAATATTAAAAATAACAAAGTTTATATTGGTAGTTCTATAGTTTTGAACAAACGAAAATATAAACATTTTTGGATGTTACGAAAGGGTATTCATCCGAATGTATATTTACAAAAATCATACAACAAAAATGGTGAGGACACCTTTGATTTTCAAATTATTGAGTTGTGTGAAGAAAAAGATTTAATTTT